AGACGTACGCCGACGCAAAGAGGCAGATGATCGTTGGCGATGAAGAACTGCAGATGAACCAAGCCAGCCGTCAGTACGACCTGCGGCTGCGTCAACTGCGGGAGCAGGAGAAGCTCGTCGGACTCACCTCTGACGAACTGCAGGTCCAGAACGCGATCCTTGCGAAGCAGATGGAACTCTGGTCACAGGGGTATGCGGCTGGCGAGGAGCGGTTCGACATGGAGGTGCGTCGCACAGAAGAGCTTGAGCGTGCCGCCGTCGAGCAGAAGAACCGGCAGGCTGGCGTTAGGAGCATCTTCAACGCTCTGCAAGACGGTGTCCGTGAGTTTGAGGGGACGTTCAAGAGCGCGTTTGAAACTATCTTCACGGACGGCGTTAAGAAAGGCGGCGACGTCTTTTTCAAGGGTTTTGGTGACATCATCAAGCGGATCAGCGCCCAGATGATCTACGACATTGCTATTCGCCCGTTTGAGGTGCTGGCGCAGCAGGCTGCGACCAGCTTTGCCAAGTGGTTGACCGGCTTTTTCAGCGCCCCTGCTGGTGCCCCGGTCGGAACTACGGCAGGCAAGAACGGGATGAATGGCGCGTACTTCGACGGCATGAACCACAACTTTGCGTATGGCGGCGCGTTCACAAACCAAATTGTCAGCCGCCCCACCATGTTTGCATTTGCTAGCGGCATTGGCTTGATGGGCGAGGCTGGGCCAGAGGCCATCATGCCGCTCAAGCGTGATGCTTCCGGTCGCCTCGGCGTGTACGCCAGCGGTGGCGGCGGGAACGACTCTGGTCTCAGCGTCGTGATCAACGATATGCGTTCGAACGCGAACTCCGAGCGGGTTCAGACGAGCGAGAGTCGCGGCCCCAACGGCAAGCGCGTGCTGTCCGTTCTGATCCGCGACGAGATGCGTCGGCAGATTCGTAGCGGCGACATGGACCGCGAAATGGCGGGCAGCTACGGCAACACACGGACATTGGCGAGGTTGTAATGCCTAATCCCACCTACCCCAGCACCCTGCCCCAATTCGTCATGGAGGGCGCGTACAGCGAGCGCATCCAAGACCAGACGATTGAGAGTCAGATGGACACCGGACCCGCCAAGATTCGGCGTCGGTTCACCAAGTCGCTGCGAACATTTTCGGTTCAGCTGATGATGACGCCTGCCCAGACAACGACGTTTGAGAGCTTCTGGCAGAACGACTGCAGAGGCGGCTCCCTGCCGTTTGACTGGGTCCACCCGCGCACGCGAGCCGCTGCCACGCTGCGGTTCCGCAACCCTGCCCCAACCATCCAGACCACCGGGAGCGGCGCTGCCAACGTGGTCGGGTTTAGCTTGGAACTCGTCTAATGGCCCGTACGCTCTCCTCGACTGCGCTTTCCTCTATCCACGCGCAAGAGACCGGCGAGGTTTGGCTGGTCCTGTTGACGATTAGTCATGCCTCGTTGGCGACCCCGATTCGGGTGGTCAACAACAACGAGGACATCACCAGCCGCGGGAACATCTATCAGGCGTTTCCGTTTGAGATCGTCCTTCCCGGTGAAGACCCCGACGGTGTCACTAAAGCGATGCTGCGCTTTGACAACGTAGAGCGCACAGCGATCACGGCGATTCGCGGGCTGACATCGGCACCAAACGTGACCATTGAGGTCATTCTTGCCAGCGCTCCAGACACCGTCGAGATCAGCTTTGACGGACTGACTGTCCGCAACGTGACCTACGACGCTGTCCAAATCGAAGGCGAACTGCACTTCGAATCGTTGTGGACAGAGCCGATCACGCTGACCATGACGCCGAGCCGTTTCCCGGGGCTGTTTTGATGGACCGCGATCTTCCCGCGTGGGCGGCCCAGTACATCGGCATCCCGTACCGCAAGCACGGTCGTGGGCGCGACGGCTGCGACTGTTGGGGTCTGATCGATTTGGTCCTGCGAGAGCAGCTTGGCACGGCATGGAAGCCGTACGAAGGCGTGGATTGGTACAAAGGGCAGAAGCCTTCAGTCATCAGCAAGGATGCGCTGGAGTACGCGAGCGGGTTCACGCCTGTGACACCCGGAGCCGAGAAAATGGGCGACGGAATCCTTATTCGTATGCGCGGACACCCGTTCCATTGTGCGCTGGTACTAGCGCCCGGGTGGATGTTACACACGCACGAAGAAGCCAACTCCGTCATTGAAAACTACCGGACGATGCTGTGGGAAAAGCGCATCACCGGTTTCTACAGGTACGAAGCCGCATGAGCGACGAACAAACCCCATCCGTTCCCGCCAGCACGACTGACGGATCAAAGTATCCGGTCGTCCTCCACTCGCAGCCGTTCTCATCGACCGTTGCGCTGTTGCAGGGCGAACACGGCAGGTCGCTTGCAGAGCTTGTAAGCGCGTGCAGGCTGCCCGCGGACGTTACCCCGTACCTTCGCGTCTGGATCAACGACGTCGAGTATTTGCCTGACCAGTGGGCAACGACCATTCCGGCGATTGGTTCTCACGTCTATATCCGAGTGGTCCCGCAAAAGAGCGGCAAGGACATCTTCCGCGCTATTGCGATGATCGTAATTACCGTCGTTGCATACACCTTTGCTGGACCGATAGGCGGATCGATTGCAGGTTCTCTTGGCGTCACCTCGACCCTCGGCGTAAACATCATCACAGGATTGGTGGCCGCGGGTATCGCCACCGTTGGGATGCTCGCGCTGAACGCGTTGGTCCCGCCTCCGGGGCTGAAAAACAACCGGCAAGACGAGCGCGACCGGCTGACAGGCTCATCGAACGCGTTTGCTCCGTACGGCAACATCCCGCGAGTGTTTGGCAAGCGTCGCGTCTACCCGATGCTGGCTGCCCGCCCCTACTCCGAGATTCAGGGCGACGACGAGTACCTTCGCATGGCGCTGGTCGTCGGGTGGGGTCCGCTAGAAATCACCAACATCCGGATTGGCGAAACGCCGATCACGGCGTACGAGGGCGTTCAGTACGAGGTCCGCGAAGGCTGGGCGACCGACCTCCCGCTCACGCTGTTTACCCGCACGGTTACCGAGGACAACTTTACGATCCGCTTGGAGCCGTATCAGACGACCAACTACTACCCGGGCGGCTACGGCTACGGCGGTGAATACTGGCAATGGGACTACGAGGACGGGATTTACAACACCGTCAATCCGAACACGGTTACCTCGACCAACGACTATGGCTACCGCACGACGTCCACGAACTCCGTTGAGTTCTCTGTGGACATCACGTTCCCGCAAGGCTTGTTCTACTTTGACAGCAAAGGGAACAAGAAAGAGTCGACCGTAACGTTCTCGGTTCAGTACGCGCCTGTCGGCACGAGCAACTGGACTAATGCGGTGTGGGCTAACAGCGCCGACACCGGCTTTGGTACGGCTGGGCAGATCACGGTGAAAGGAGCCGACAGCACGGCAATACGCCGCAGCGGGCGCTGCGTGTTGCCGTCCGCTGGTCAGTATCAGGTGCGCGTGCGCCGTACGACCGCCAACGGTGGCGACAAGCACGTCGACCTCGCATGGTGGACCGCGCTGCGTTCTATCAAGGCCGACTACCCCGTGAATCAGTCAAAGGTCGCGCTGATCGCGCTGCGTATCAAGGCGTCTAATCAGCTGAACGGTGTTCCGCAGACGATCAACTGCGACGCCGAGTCGTACCTTCCGGTCTACAGCGGTGGGGCGTGGACGTACACCAAGACCTCTAACCCAGCGTGGGCGTTCGCCGACATCCTTCGTCGGCGCGGCGGGGAAACCTATCTCCCTGATTCGCGCATCGATCTGACCGCCATCTCCAGTTGGGCAGCGGCGTGCGACGCAACGGCACCGAGTACCAACGAGCCACGCTGGACGTTCAACGGCGTGCTTGAAGGCGGTTCCATCATTGAGGCGCTTCGCACCATAGCGAGCAACGCCCGCGGCCTGTACACGATGCGAGATGGCAAGCACTCGGTCGTCCGCGATATCCAGCAGACGGTGCCGATTCAGCACATCACTCCGCGAAACTCCTCTGGGTACAGCGGATCAAAGGTATTCCTCGACTACCCGCACGCCTTCCGCGTGCTGTTCATCAACAAGGACAACGGGTATCAGCAGGACGAGCGGGTCGTCTACTACGACGGATACACCGCCGCAAACGCGACCAAGTTCGAAACGCTTGAGCTTGTCGGGTGTACGTCAGCGACGCAGGCGTATCGGGAAGCACGCTATCACATGGCGGTGGCGCGTTTGCGCCCGGAGCAGCACACGGTCCAAATGGACATCGAAGCGCTGCGCTGCACGATTGGCGACCTCGTCATGTTCTCACACGATGCGATTGGCATTGGCATCATGGCGTCGCGGGTCAAGTCGGTCACGACGAGCGGCGGCAACGTCACTACGGTGACACTCGACGATGATGTGTACTTCGAAACTGGCACCTCGTACGCAATCCGGACGCGCAAGTCTGATGGCGCGACCAAGTTCCAAGCCGTCAACAATCCGGGGACTGGATATGCTTCTGTCCTGACTATCACGACGCCAACAACTGCGGTGAACTCACCGGCGGTTGGTGACCTCGTGATGTTTGGCACTTCGACGTCGGTCACCGCCCCGATGCTTGTGCGGAAGATTGAGCCTGCCGAGGACTTCAACGTCACCGTCACGCTCGTCGACGCGCAGGACGGTGTGTACAGCGCCGACACCGGCACGATCCCCGCGTTCAACTCGTATCTGACCAGCACGAGCAGCCCCGGTTCTGGTGAGGTGCCACCGGTCTATATCAGCACGCTGCGCTCGGATGATTCTGTTGTGGTGGTCAACGCCGACGGGTCGCTCAACTACCGCATCTTCGTGGGGGTGCAGCAGCCCGAGGGGACAAGCGCCGAGCGCATCGCCTCCTTTGAGGTGCAGTACCGCATCAAGAATACCGAGGCGTGGAGCGTGGTTCCGATGCCGCGGGCGAACCCGTTCGCGTATATCGACCGTGTCGTCGTCGGCGACATCTACCAGCTGCGGAGCCGCGGGATCACGGAGTCCGGCGCAAGCGGTACATGGTCGACGACCGTGGAACACACCGTGGTGGGCAAGACCAACTTTACGGGTGTCGCCACGAGCGTGTCGGCGACCGCGATCCCGGGAGGGATTCGGCTGGCGTGGGCCAACCCCACCAACACCGACCTCTGGGAAACCGAGATATACGAGAACACCGTCAACAACTCGGCGACCGCCACGTTGTTCGCCACGGTAACCGCTAGCACCTACGACCGGCTTGGGCTTGAGAGTGCTAACGGGGCGCGTTACTACTGGCTGAAGTCCGTCGATACGAGCGGCAACAAGGGCGCGTTTTCCTCTGGCGTGAGCGCGACGGCGTTGAACCGTGTGCTGGCGCTGAACCTCACAAACGAGGCTGTCTCGCTCGCCGCGGACTCCGCTGGTGCCGTCACCTCGTTTGCCACCGCAGTCGGTACGCTGACCGTGTTCGACGGTAACACCGATGTTACCGCCAGCGCGACGCTGTCCTCTGTGGCGACTAGCTGCACCGGAACGGTCAATACCGCCGCCAATACGCCCACGAACGGGCAGCCGAAGGGCTACTACGCTGTCACCGCCGCAAGCGCCGACAACGCCAAGCTGGCGATCACTGCGACCTACAACGGGCAGTCGATCACCAAGGAGTTCACCGTTGCCAAGGCGCGTGCCGGTACGAACGGCACCAATGGCACCAACGGGACAAACGGCACGAACGGTGTCAACGCCGTCGATGTGACGCTTTCGAACGCGGCAACGACGGTCTTTGCATACGCTGATGGCAGCGTGCCGTCGTTCTCAGGTATTGACGGGCAACTGCTGGTGTACAGCGGCTCGACGGATGTAACGGCCTCGGCAACGCTTTCCGCAACGGCGAGTGGGTTGACAGGAACCATCAACACGGCAGCCAATACGCCGGTCAGCGGGCAGCCCAAGGGGTACTACCGTGTCACCGCAATGAGCGCGGATACGGGCACTCTGACACTGTCGGCG